ATAATTATGCAAAACAGCTCAAAAAAAGCGTATTTTGGTTCCAAATCGGTTCCAAATGTGATTTTTAGCACAAAATAAACAGATAAAAGGTGATAATTGTTAAAAATTATCACCTTTTTTTGCGTGTCTTGACCGAAACTCCCCATTTTTTGGGGTTGAACGATAGGCATCTGACCAAAACTCCCCTTTTCCAACACCACAAAAAAATCCCACCCCCTATAGAGGTGAGATTTCAAGAAATCAAGATTACATTTATGGTTGCAACCTTATCGCCATATCCGCAAGGTTGCAATCTTATTTTTTATATTGCGCCCTTAAAGAATACCTCTTTCGTGCGAAGACTGCATCCTTGCTGCACTAACATTAAGTATTTATTATCTAATGAAGTGGTGAGCCCTTTGACTATATAGATTACCTTTTTCTTCAATTGAGTATTGAGTTTTCTGAATAATCTTATTAAATACTCTTCCATAGTTAATCCTCATTAATCTTGATGAAGTCATCTTTAGTCTTGTTTAGTAAGTAAAGGTTTTAATGCTGCTAACCAAAGATTTGCGATTTCCTTATGCCCTTTATTTGTCGGATGGCAATAGTCCAAAGTTTCGTAGCGGTCGCCCGATTGTGCTAAATCTGCCAGCAGACAACCTGCTTCTTTTGCTGCCAATCTTATCACATAATTATAGCGCGAATCCGCTCTCACGCAACGATCGTTTCCGTCCTTTTTGTAGCCCATCAACAATGTGCCGCACACGATTTTAGTCGTAGGATAATTGTTTTTTAATTTTTGTAGCATAACCCTATATGCCCCATAAAACCCCATTGTGTTCTCTGGTTCATTCAACCCGATTTTTATTTCATACCCTCTGTCATTAGTCCCCATATAAATGAGAATAACATCCGGGGCAGATTCGCCATGCAGATTTGAGCATCTCTCTTTTGAGCAAGCCGATGACTCAAATACTCCAGCGACCAGACTACCCGAATACGAATTGTTGATGCACAGTTCTCCGCCAATGCCATCTATAACTTGTTTCCACCAGGTATCGTTTACACTATTTATTTCGTTGTCGTATGCCCTATCGTCTTTATAATATACGGGGTAGCCGTAAGGGTTGAATCCCACATATGTAGAAATGGAATCGCCAATGATAGAAATCTTGTATTTAGGCATATTATCCATCGTCAACCCCCTTATGCATATTTTTGGACAGTCATTTGCTTGATTTGTGCATATTTTTGGACACTTATCGGAGTTTTCGCTTTGAGACTTCCAATCTGCAATAGCTTTTTCAACCTTAGGGATGTTAGCTTCCATACACACATCCAACAGCTGAAATAAGTCAAGTGTACCATGAAACCTAAAATTTAAGGGTGGCTGAGATTTACGTTTCATCGGCGGTAGTCAACTCATCATCCTCAATGACAACACAGTTAACCTTCCTACTGTGTACCGTGCAAGCATCAAGCGCGATTATTCCATCCGCATAGTAAGGCGAAAAGTCTTCATCCTTGCCGAACTCCTCACCCTTACCTTCATATTTTGAATGTCCGAATGATGTATGCCAATGCCCACAGACAATCGTCTTCCCAGGCTCTATAACACCCTGATGCGCAGCAAGCATACCGTTATACCAACGTGCAAAATACCAGCCAGCGGCATCATCATTTCTCCATTCGGGATTGAATTGGAAGAAACTTGCATTGCCGCCCGTACCATTAGCAAGAGACGGTATCCACCCATGCACAAAAATGTAATTCTTGGTTTCGTAATAGTTTCGCATTGCTGGGAGAATTGTTCTGAAAAATCCCGTCTGCTTCATTTTGCTTACTGTCATCTCAGGGTACATTCCCATCTTGGTTAAAGTACTTCCAGTTAAATCACGAACTGTGTGTACTGTTCCGTTAGAAAAATGATGAGTGTATTGAAAACCCATTCCAGCGTATATCGGCAACTTCTCCACAAAATCCACCAACAGGTCTTCGTGGTTGCCTTTGATAAGTATGACCTCATCTTTCTTCAAAAGTCCAAGAACGAACTCTTGTACTTCCTTGTTCTGTTTCCCTCTGTCGAATAAATCTCCGCAAATAATTAATTTGTGCGGTGCCGCATCCGTAAAGTAACCTTTTTCTGTCAAGGCTTTTATCATATAGTCATAAAAGCCGTGGATGTCAGCCACAACGTAATATTTCATTTTGCACTTCCTTTTGCAACCTTGCAATCAAGCAATATTCTTGCAAGGTTGCAGGGGAGCTTACTTAAATTGTGTCATGTCAATTAGCAATCCTGTTTGATAGCACTGTTTTAATTTTTTTACCGCTCTATTGTAATAATTCGCATACCAAATATACTTCATTTTTATCTTTGCGTTTGGGGCATCATTTATATTCCTAATTACATTGGAACTAATATCTTTAAGACAATCAAAATAATCGTCTTCTGCATCAAACTCTTCCCATTGAGCTAAATAATCCAAATAAAACAGTCCATCCGCATCTTGCTCTACAAGGTCGCTTAATTCATCATCCTCATTAAATCCGCCAATTTTTTCCTCAATCTCCTTATTCCTATCGATGACGGATTTATCAATTATAATCCGAGGGTAGATTGCATTCTCTTCTTCGATTTCATATGCAGAAACAAATGCAGGCCCCCAGCTAATGTTTTTGTCATGTATTACCTTCCCTACCGTTACTCCTCCACGAATAAAAATATCATTACGAGCAAGTGTTAAACTCAAATATACTAAGTCAACCAGCAAATAAACTAATGTCGAATCGTCATTCAATTCACAAGGATAAGAAATAACTATACTATCCGAAAAAACTGCAACATCGCTGTATTTGCCATATTTAGCATCTTCCCCCTCGTAATTGTCTGTCTTTAATTTAGCGATATGATATAAAATGGCAGATACTTTTTTTTGATATTGCTCATCTTGACTCGCTTTTTTTACTATATTTTTGAACCCCAAAATATCTACAAATGCAATAAACCTTTCCTCAAACATATTACTATCCTACTCAAACTCCAGAGATAATTTTATATACAAGAGGCACCACCCAACCAGCCACCTGAAGCCCTTGCTCCGCTATCCATTTGAATACTGATCGCAATTTCTGCCAACGCTTAGGTTTGCTCTTTTCTTTAGATATTTCCTCGAGTTCATCTAATTTAGTAAGTATTTCCTTTTCTTTTTCCTCGCCAAGACAAGCCTCCTTTACCTCTTCTATTGTTTGCTGAATATCCATTTCAATATTAATCTTTACTTCTGCTATTGAACTAGCACTTGAAAATGCATTGCCACCATTGTTAGATATATTGATTTTTATTCCAGAATTATTATTGTCCTTTGTATCCAGTCGTTTTACTGTAGTAATCGTAAAGCTTTCTTTCCAAAGTTGCTGTGCATAATGATCCAAAGATGCAATAACTTGCTGCATATTTGAAACAGATTTATCTAAGGTATTATATAAATAATTGCTTTGATCCGCAGAAAACGCTTCAGAGTATACAGACAATACTCTTCGAATAAATTCCTCACAAGCTCGCTCATCTTGCTTATCGTATAATTGATTGCCTTCTTCGATGAGATCTAAATAAGAAAGAAATTCCGCAACTTCAGCATGCTTATCAAGTATTCCTTTTAATGTGGCTTTCATTATAGTAAGAGCATCATTAATAAGGTCTGTATCATATTGAACCACAGAAGCCCTATTATTGTCATATTTAAAATACGATCTAATTCGTGTCCAATCAATTCCTTTAGTTTCATACTCGGCAATAGATGATCTGATTCTACTGTCCAAATTTTTAGCCAAGTTATATAGTTTTTCCGCTTCGTAATTTTTCTCAGTCAGACTGTTTATTTCCGTAATGTAACTTCTAATCGTTTTAACCTGTAAATATGTAATATCCATTCCCACAACCTTTTAGTGATTTTGAAATAGTATAACATATTTCCCATAAAAAGGCAATTGATACAACTCAGCCTTCAGGCCATTGCTCAGTAAAATAATGAGTATAATCTTTCACGAGTTGCGGATATCTTTTCTCTGCCGTATGACATAGCTGGTTGAACAGTTCAACCACTTCATTGTCGTAACCGTAATCCAATAAACCATCTAAAAGCCTTTCTATCTCTTTCTCGTCCACACTCTCGCCGCATTCCAACAAGTGGCACACGGCCGCAATTTTGGGCTTACAATCGGCGTTTATTATTTTAGCTAAGTCATTTCTTTTAGAAAGTATTTCTTTATACATACTCTTACCCGTCGATTAACGTTAGCGTCGATATTTCAAGCCACTCGGCTTGTTCTGTTATCTGTTCAATCATTTTCTCTGAAAAATCTTCATCGGTAAGGTTAATAAATGATATAACCTCTTTCAGCGGAAACCCACCGTACCAATACTGCGACGGCGTGTCGGTGCAGGGAACAATTCCTATATAATCCATACCGCTTATTGCTTTTGCAATCAGTTGATGGCTAAATATGCGTACAGGGAATCCAGACGCCCTTAACGCATTATACATACGCACAATTTCTTCTGTTTTGCAATGCACTCCGCCAGCCAAGCACAAATAATAGCCGCCGTCATCCTTATAAACACATAAATGTATCCGCGTATGGCTACTGCCTTGGCAAATTTCCCACATATGGCTCGGGTTCTGTATTTTCCATTTTTCCGAATCGCTCAAATCGAACCACTTTTTAAAAGCGTCAACCGAGTTGTCATCAATAGTAGTCAACCCGCCATCTCTATCATCGGCATATCTGTCGTATTGCTCTTTAGCGGTTTTACCTTCTAATCCCTCAAGCCTTGCAGCACGATAGCATACGGCACAAGCATCGTAGTATTTTTGAGCCGTCATGTCCTGTATGCGCCAAGTCTTATTTATTATCGATTTATCCTGTTCCTCATTATTGATAAAGCAAGCTATTTCTTGTTCAGTTAAATCGCTCAAGTCATGCTTCACGTATTCCGGGCTGATTGACCATAAAGCATTACGTTTAATGATCCCCATTCGATATTCAATAGGAATGCTTGTCTTGATTTTCTCCGCATACGATCCGTCTTTTAGCAATATGATAATGTTATCGACCTCATCAATTAAGAATTGCAAAAAATCCGCATAATCTTTTTTATTCCACGATTCAGTATTAGGCTCTACATTTAACACGATAGAATTATTAACGACAATTACGGCATAACCGTTTGCGGCGACAACCGTTATTTCGTACCAATACTCATCATTAGGAAACCATTCTTTCCAAGCCTGTTCATATTCCTCGTCTGTTTCATATTCCTCTCTTTCATGCAGGTCTGCATTATCAAAGTCCTCGATAGTTCCCCTTGGCACTGACACCCAAAACCGCCACCTTTCGGTTTCATTATTCCATTGAAGTTTAGCCAGCTTATCAAGTAAGGTATTCAACAACCCCGCCGACTCATCATTTAATATGCACTTTTGCCCTATGCTTAAATAATTATGCTCCAAAGCAAACAGCCGTGGAGCCGTGATTTTCTTTTCCATAAATTTTTCCTTTTGTCCTCCTAAACCAAGTTGAGCTGTTGCATTTTTTGCAACAGCTCTATTTTTTACATTATACTCCGTCGTTAGGTATTTCTTGCGCTTGGGTCAAATCGTACAACACAACGCCTTGCTGTAGCAGAACCTTTCCGGGGACACGATATGACCGACCTCTATCCCAGCCCAAACGCTGTGAAAGCCCGTGAATAAATCCTTTGCTGTAAACTTCCATATTGCCCTCCTCATCATTCAGATTCGCTGGCACACGAAATGATGTCAAAGATATTCTATCGAATGGTTCTAATAAAAGCGACGTTGCATCTTCATTTATACAAAAACGGATAAATTTTGGCAATCCTATGGCTCTGACTGACGCCTTAAAAATACGAATACAACCCGTTTTGCTATAAAATGATATGTAGGTTGAATCAGCCATTTACTTCACCGCTTTCCCCTCACGCCATATTTCACATTGGCTAAAATCGAAAAGTATCGCTATTTTTTTGTCGGCTTGAACTAATCTTCCCAATGCTCTGTAGCGACATTTTTCATCTAATCCCCAGTCTTCAAATAACTTACGGGCGAAGGTAGCACAGCTTAATTTGCAATATTTTTGTGCGCTACTATTTTTTCTCCATTCAATAGCATTGGGGTCGCGTGAAGACATTGAAGTTATTAAAATCGATTTGTTATCTTTGCTCAACATCAACGAAATCGCATCGCAACTATTTAAAGTCGTAAAAGTGGAAACACTGAACGATATGGAATCCGCCCATATTGTCATTGATGGAGCCGTCATACTACTAAAATATTGGCTATTAACTACTTGAAATCCTTTAATGTCGATTTCCGACATAAACATATCATTTGTCATTTTATTTCTCCTACTTTATTTGTTGATATATATCCTTCTGCTAAATTAATTCTATATTGTTCTTCGTGCTGTTCCACGGGGACGCCGAAGCATTCCCGCCAATCCGCTGGCAGATATGACCTTTTCCGTTTCGTTCCTGTACCGACAAATAGTTCAAAATCAGTAAGTTTAAATAAGTATAATCCCTCGTCATGATAGATAGCAGGTTTACCGAGCATTTTATATCTATACTGCTTATCCCAGCCCATAAGCTCGAACAATTTGGCGGCAAATATCTGACATATCATATCTCTGGTTTTGATTTCTTTTTCACCGCCGCCGCTTGCCCACCTGAGCGAGTCGGGGGCATCTGCATCGCACGGACGAACTATCAATCTCTTTTCATCGGGATGAATTAAAAGTTGAATATGTGTAATGCCGGGGAATCGTCTCAGACATGCCATATTGAATTTAATCTTATTATCCCAAACAGTGATTGCAGGCTCACGTGTATGCGCAAATAGTTCTGCTTTTGCCACCTGAAATCCTGCGAGATTGACCTTTTCTGTCTCTTCACCCTCAATTAGTTCTTGAACGTATTCGTCATTTCTACTCATCCGTACCCGTTACTCCCATTTTGATTTTTTCAGCACTTTCCAATACTTCAGCATGCGACAGTAGCGATAATTGCTGTTGTCCTTCCACATCCCTGCATTTAATTCCGCTTCGAAGATTCGGAACGGACTTCAAATAATATAATTCGTTGTCCATACTAAATTCATAGAACTCATCGCCAAACGATTCTTCCCATTCCTCGGGGCAAACCGCCATTCGCCGCTTCCGTATAGACTCTCTTTCTTCTTCGTTCACCACCTCTGCAATAGGCATCGCTTTTGTAAGATTAAAGACCATAATGCAGTCTGCGCCCTTCTCTATCCACGTTCCTAAAATTCTATAATTGAATTCGGGATTCCAATCCATTATCTGCATCAAAGCCTTGATAAAGAACGGACACGACAAAATTTTTATTAATATAGGCTGCCCCGTTTTCTGCTTGCGCCAGGAGATGCTGAAAGCATCATCCCTATCGCACGGGCGTATTGCCATCTTCCTTTCGGTAGGATGCAGTAATAATTGGATATAAGAATAATCCTGTAATCTTTTTCCGCAAGCCGTATTGAACATTATCTTTTCATTTGATATCGTCATACACGGCAATTCCGAACGTGCGGTTAAAAACTGCCCCCGGACCACTTGATATCCCGTTAAATCAAATGCACTAAATGCTGACCTCCGCACTCTACGCTCTGTCCTTCGCCCTTCAACGCTATCCGATGCATTATAGTAGGCATTCGGATCGTCATTAGCCCAATGATGATTGATAGGCACATATCCTTGAAATACCCCATCGTCTATGACTTGCATCACATGCAGACCGCCCCGCATTCCGTGGCGTCTATTGTATATCAGCGTTTGTGCCGCTTCGAAGATTTCAACAGGTATAATCGCCGGGTGATGATTTTCGTAATAGCATTGGTCACGGTTATTTCTGTTCTTTTTCTTCTTATGTTCAAAGATGTCCGCCGTGAAAGTTTTCCACGTTAGAACACTTCCGCAATACCTTTCATTGCGCACGATATATGCAAGCGACCCAGCGTTCCAATTCGTATTGCCGAGCTTGGTTTTTATCTGCATTTCCGTCAGCATTTCGGCGATTCGATCAAGAGTAAACCCAGCTAGGAACGCATCGAAAATAAATCGCACGACAATCGCTTCCGATTCTTCAATTTCCAATATGCCGTATTTTATATAATTACCGAGCATATCCCTCGGTCGTCTATATCCGTAAAGCTCTGGTGTAAGTAGTTTATTATGCTTGAACCGCTCATTTAACGACCAATTCATACTCTCGCTCTTTTTCTCGGACTCGGCTTGCGCTATGTTTGCAAAAAGTCCAAGTTTTAACTCGGATTCTTCCGAAAGCGTATAAATTGAGTCGGTTTCAAACAAAACACCCACTGGCGGATTTAAACGTTTTAGTTCTCGTACAAGAGAAAGGCAGTCAACGATATTTCTTGCAAAACGGGATACACTCTTTGTGACAATGAGGTCATATTCACCACGGCGGCAAGCCTCTATCATTTCATTGAAACTATCTCTGTGCTTTAACGACGTACCCGAGATGCCCTCATCGGCATACACGCGTTTTAAATCCCAATTTTTGTGTGTATTGGCAAGATGAGTATAATGCTCCTGCTGAAGGACAAAAGATGACAACTGCTCGTCGTTTCCCGTTGATACACGGCAATAGGCACATACCCTCATTGACCGAGCATCATCATTGATGTCCATTTTCTTCATCGCTGGTATCATCTTTGTCGGAGCATCGGCTTCATGGATTTTGTATGCTTGCCGTATCTGTTCCCGATTATCGCTTACTGCCATTTATACCTCCGTTAGTCGTCATCGTCCGAGTCCTCGTCTTCCCCAGCTATCCAAAACCAGCCGCCCTTTCGCTTAACTGATTCTATATTCAGTCTTGCTTTAGCTTCATTAACCGTCCGCTTTGCAATACCCTGGTCTTCACATTGGCGCAGAACTTCATTGGCAGAGCATTCACCGTTTTTTATACATTCTTTAATAATTGCTACTGCGCGGTCTAACTTGCTGTTTGATTCCTCATAGGACTCATCCAAAATTTGTTCAGCGGTCAGCTTGCTTTTTCGTAGCCACGAAATAGACGATTTCCCATCGACAGAAAATAAAATCGAATCGCCTATCGGTGCAAGATTGCTTTTAACATGAGCGAGTACTCGCATTTCGGGCTGACTTTTCAGCCTTGCAACCAGCAACACACTTCGAGCTGCGGCGGCTATATCAATAGAGCCAAGTCCACGGTATAATCCTTTTCCGTTCCCTTTTGTCATGTGTCCTATCATAATGACAGCGCACTTCTTTTGCTGTGCCATTCGTGCGAGTTGATTCATAATCGGGCGAATTGCCCCAGCCCTATTCATATCGGTGTTTGCACCCCAATAGGCTTGAACTGGGTCAAGTATCAGCACCCTTGCCCCTGTTTCATCAATTGCTTTTGACAGCCGTTCATCACCAAGCTCTAACGCCGTTTCATCTTCTTCTATATAGGCAACTTTATTCAAGTCCGCACCGCAAGCAATTAAGCGAGGTACTATTGTATCTTCCTTTCCGTCTTCGCTATTCTGATAGACGACCGCTCTCGGATCGGTTTTTTCTTTTTCAAGCGGTAAAGCCTCGCCGTTCGATATGATGGATGCTAAGTTAATAGCAACCGTGGATTTCCCTTCTCCTGGATCACCTTGAATAATTGTAATTTTGCCGTAAGGGATATACGGATACCACAACCATTCTACCTTTTTAGCCTTTACTTCTCTGTAATATTTAACTGAATAAGGTTGCTTTACGCCGTCCATACGACCTCCAATTTTCAGCCTCTATCTATTTTAACATTAAACGCATTTTGCCCGTGAATACATTTGTCAAAAAAACGCCCGTATTCTTGCCGATTTTCTGACATTTGTATAATTTTTTATAAAAAACACCCCAAAAACGGTTGGCGAAATACTCGTTTTTGTCTACATATTCTTTATAGCCACTCTCCCATTGTGGCAGTTTTATAAAGGAGGTGTATTACATATGGAAAGCAACGTAGAATTTTGGACGTCTGCACGGTTCTTTCAGCGGTTGGACTTTTTGCTTGAGATGAAAGGCATCACGTTTAATCAGCTGAGCTTTATGTCCGAAACGAGCATTTCTTCCATCTACCAAGCACGTAGGCGGAAGACAATGCCGAGTTTCCAAACTCTGTGTTGTCTCTGCGACGCTCTCGGCATTAAGCTGTGGGAGTTCTTCAATACGGACGCAGAGCGCACGGCAGCTATGGAAAATGTCGTTTCGCAGATGAAGAACCTTTCAGCGGATAGCCAGAGCATTTTGGAAGCCTTGGTTAAGCAAATGAAATAGCGGAAAGTATTGCCCCCGTATTCTTGCAACCTTGGCTCTGAAAGCAAGTAAAATAGCCGCTATTTTGCACTTTTTGTGGTAAAAACAGCCATTTACGCCATTTTAAGATTGCAGTAATTTTTTAATTTTCGCATCCTAAAAAATCAATATTTGCAACCTTAAAAACGAAAAAAAGGTCATCACCCGTTATTGAGTGATGACCCTTTTATTTACTTATATATTGACAGCCTTTTTATGATATCAGACGCAAGATTCTTACCGCTACGCCCGTCGCTCGGCGTTTTCGAGATGGGAAACCAATACTTTTCATCGCCTTTGAACACGATTTTGTAATGGTTCTTTTCGCTTACCACTTCAAACCCAAGCTCACGCAGCTCGGCAAACTCCTTGTCCTTTATCCCTTCACCTCGGGAGAATATCTGCTTTATCCTCTCGAAGATTTCTTTGCCATATCCCTTGACGGGATTATCGTCTATGGTTGCCTTTAATAGCTCGTATGCTCTCGTATCTTCGGCATAATTTTGTAAGGCATTAGTCAGTATCGTCATTATTAAGTCGTATTGTTCATAATCATAAAACTCATTTTTATCAGTCATGGTGAGCAAACCGCCTTCAGCCGTCTGCCCTTGTTCTAACACTTCAATCCTTGCAGTCAATGTCGCTATTCGCCGTTTCGCTTGGCTTAACTGCTCTTCAAGCGAACCATTCTCCGCATCAAATTCATCTAATAACTCACTTTTAACTTTTACTTCATCCGTCATTCGCTCAACGTGTAACCCTTTCCATGTTGGTGCTTCCGCATCTACCTGTGCTGTCATATATTGAGCGACTTCATTTAGTATCATTTTATCCAGCGTACCCCAGCCGAGCGCACTTCGTGGCGTTAGATTTTTTGATTTTCCTCTGCCTGGGTAGTATATCGCTACATGCCCGTTGTATGGGTTATTCCCGTTGGTTTTATCTTTCAGGCTTCGAGCATACCCATCTTCGTTCTCAGCTACGATGTACGCCATACCAGCCAGCCGTCGAGCAAGGTTATCAATGTCTATTTCATACCCAGCACTATCGAATATCTTAGTTGCGAACACCATTGGCATCGTTAGTTGGTAGTTACCGTTTACCGCATCGACGATCAGGTCTTTCATCTCTTCCGTCGTATATACTGGCTGCGCCGTTATTGGGATAGCAGTTGGCTTTATGTACTTACTGTCTATAAACGCCCGAATTATGTCTGTACGGATAATCGGCACTTTTTCAAATCTTGTTGTATCGCCATTACATTTTACGTGTATGTATAAAACCTTTTCCGCATCCGTGGATTTCAGAATTATCTCGGTTATCCAAATTTGCTCGTAATAGGTTTGTTCAAATTTGAATAGAAAGTAGTCACCACTTTCATTCCTTGTTTTGAACGTATCGATTAGGCAATATTCGTCGGTTAGGTGAACCGCACTTTTATCGACGGTGTTCTCATATTCCGTTCCGATCGCCTTGCATGGCTCGTTGCCTTTCAGCCATCGGATGATGACCGAGTTCATTTCTTTTTCGTTGAACTCGTTTATGAGCTCAAGCCTTGTTGATAATACTTTCATTTTAAGACCTTCCCCAGGAATTAATCATCATAGTAATCGTCATCATCGTCATCATAATAATCATCTTCATCGGGTAAGCGATTATAAACGTTATTTACTGCTTCAAGATAGAGCGAGAACGAATGCTTGTTGTTATCCCGATTGGCATTTTTTAATTTTAAATACTCGTCACGGATCGCATTCCAGCCGTTGTTAAATTCAAGTATTTCATCAACCTTTGCATCAACATCACGGCTCAAATTCCTGAATACAAAGTCATAGCTTTCTTGCCGTTTGTCATGCCTTAAGTAATAATACCCGTTTTCGCTACGATTGCTATCGTAATAAATTATCGCAAAATCACAGCTATGTTCTATACGGCTTTTCTGTTTATCAACAACTTTTATCGTTATAGCCGACGTTGAATCTTGCGGATCTTTATATTTCGTATTTTTCAATACAGTCCTGAAAGCATCCATAAACTGCTGTTTTACAACATCCGCTTTATAGTGGTATCCTGACTTCGGCGCAGAGATTATCAAATTATAATCAAAATCATAACCGCCGTTTCCGCCGACAATGCGAGTTACAAGATGCCTTTTGCCGCTCCCTATCAGGCTGAACTGAAAGGTTGTTTCATATTTCTTACGCATTACGGCTTGAACTTGATTGATTATTTTCTCAAGCTCCTGTTTAACTGGTTTGTACTCTGCTTTTGTAACGTATTCAAACATACTACTCTCCTTTCGCCCATGCCGCCATTTCACGCTTCTGCGCCAAATCGTTGTAGTATATCATATTTTTAGGATTTGTCAACCCCTTTTTTCGATTTTTTCTTATCCTTTTTAACTTTTTGTTTCCTTGTCGCCTTTGGTTTCTTCACTTTCTTTTTCTTCGATTCTAATTCTATTCCCTCTTTTTCTCCAGCCTTATAGCAATATGTATAATACATCCAATAAAGAATATCATAGTACCTATCTTCATAAGTTTCAGCTTGCGCATCAGTTGCATTGTCATGTATTATGCTATCAAAAACGGTTGTACCAAATCTATTATGAATATTGACAACAAAGTTTAGAACAAGTTCCATTACCCAATAACACACGTCTTCTTCTGGCGCATAACCCAGATGATAATGTTCCCAGGCATAATCAACAGGCGGTAAAGGTTCTTCCCACTCAATATTTTCCTTTCGTATCTCGCCCAACACATAATCAAAATACTGTTCAATATAAGTTCTAAGGCTAACCCTGTTCCTTTCTTCTTCCTTTACTATAAATAACTGAATTGTTTTATAAATAGCTTTTAGTTCTCTTTTATAATTCTCTTCAAATTCATTTTCTCGATATAGAGTAAATGCTCGATGGAAGTATTTCGCCCCCTCATAAAGAAACGGCTGTTCACCCAATTTATAACAATCAATATCTTTTTCCAGCTTTTCAAATGCAGTATCTACCCAATCGGTGTCTTTGATAGTCCTAACCGTAAACTCTGCCATTTCCAAAATCTTGTTTTGCAGCTCAACAGAGCAACGGCAGAAATCCGTGTATATCTTTCGGTTATGCCGTTCATGCTGATGCTGATTGGTTGCAATTGTACACCAAGGTAGATAATCTCTCTCATCTTCATGGTCTATCAAGAAATTGTTAGCTTCCTCAGCCAACTTTTCTTGGCGATGCTTTTCTTCTATCTTAGCCATTTCCTTTTCATGTCTACTTTGCAACCAATAGATGAAAAACGATACCGCAACCGTTGCTATCAATGATAATGCGCCGATAACTATTTGAACAATTTCCGCTGCCGACATACGACCTCCATTAAGGCAGTTTTTTTCTTTCTACCACCTTTTCTGTTCGTCTGTCAAGCATACGAATGCCGAGTGGTATTATTTATATATAACCCCACTCTGCTATTCACTAAACGGTTTCCTTAATGTCAATACCGCAGTTGAACTGGAACTCTAACTCATGCTTACTAATTACCTTTATTGCATCGAGTAATTTTCGCATTACGTCTTTATCGGTGCAATTCGATCTTGCCTCGTCTATAAGTTCGTATGCATCTTGCAACCGCTTTTGCGCCAGCTGGCATTGAAGATTTTGAGCATGCACATTTTTCTCTCTTTCTTCAAGGTCAACAATCTGCTGACTGAATTCTGAATATTTCCGCTCGTATTCTTCCAATGACACATCGCCATCTCTCTTTGCCTTGAACAAGTCCAGCACCGCCTTTCTCGCTTGCATTAGAGCTTTGCGGATTTCCTCTATGTCTTCGGGTTGCTCTATGTTCATTCCTTCGAGAGTCGTTTGCTTAATTATGTCCATTAATCCATCGGTTTCGCCCAGCAATCGCTTGACTGCCCTCTCGTATGCGGCATATATATCTTTCTCTTTCAGCGGTCGCATTTTACATGACTGCTGGTCTTTTTGATGAGTAATGCATACCCATGTAGGAATAAATTCCCCAGATGCAACCGTGCGTCCGTTTCGTCTGAACTTCGCCCCGCAGTTTGCACAGACCAGCAATCCGCTCAGCACATATTTTCTGCTGTACTTTCCCTTGCCCGTTTTTACGGTTGAGCGGAGGTTTTTGCGTCTTTCTTTTTCTGCTTGTACCATATCGAACAGTTCCTGACTGATGATTGCTGGATGACTATTCTCTACATAATAGCTCGGTGCTTGCCCTTCGTTCTTTACTCGATGCTTAGACAGTACATCAGGTTTGAAAGTCTTTCCGAGTATCGCATTACCTGTGTATTTTTCGTTTGCGAGGATATTGAGGATTGAGTTAGGCTTGAACTGATGTCCTTTCCTTGTCACATATCCTTCCGCATTCAGAGAATCCGCAATCTGTCTAACGGAATCGCCTGCGAGGTAGTTGCGGAATACCATTCGTATAATTTCGGCTTCTTCCTCGACGATAGCATATTCGTCGCCTTCCTTTTTATACCCAAGGGTGCAAGGGTTGATTAATACCTGACCGTCTTTAAACCTCTTTTGATATGCCCATTTAATATTGGTTGACATGGTGCGACTTTCTTGTTCAGCCATCGCAGCCAAGATTGTTATTAGCACATCACCGCTTGCAGACATTGTATCGATATTTTGTGTTTCGAAGAACACACTAATTCCCCTCTCCCTCAGCTCTCGGATGTACATTAAAGTATCCACCGTATTTCGCGCGAATCTTGATATAGATTTGACAAGTATGCGGTTTATCTTTCCAGCTCGGCAATCGTCTATCATGCGTATGAAGTTCTTTCTTGCCTCCGCCTTTGTACCTGTTACACCCCAGTCCGCATACCCCGGCACATACTCCCATTTAGGATTCGCCATAATCTTTTCTTCAAAGTGTTCTTTCTGGCGCTCATAGGAGTCCTCTTGCTCGTCGTTTTCTGTGCTTACTCGAGCATAATAGGTTACCTTCTCTTTTGCTGTAACCGCCGTCATATTTGGACGGAATAAGACGGGACGCTCTTGCACCACCCTATTATTAATTGCCATCGGCTACCTCCTTTTCCCTTGCCAATCTTGCCATCCTTCGGTCGTACCAACCTTTTGTGTTCCCTGATGCGCCGTTAGTATATTCTCGGCTGATTTCAACTCCGTTAATAAATACGAATGTGATTTTCTTCGGAGTCATCACCACATAATCCAAGAATATTTCGACCTTCTCCTTATCGTATTCGGTTATCGGGACTAAATCCGATTTATTAAGTTTGCGGACAGTCTGTTTTTCTATCTGCTTATTAATTTCATCGATTTGCTCTTTCACGGTCTTCCATTCCGCATTATAGTCGGCAATTTCTATCATTCTATTAACTTTAAGAGCATTTAACTCTCTTTCTTGTTCCAGCAGCCACGATAGCTGCCGATTCAACACTGATATCGTATCGCCCTCACCTTTCAATGCTATGAATTCGTTATAGCACTCTACGAATTTATCTTTCAGGACACAGTCTTTTATGCGAGTACCGATGCAGTTCTCAGCCCCAAAGGTGTCTTTTTTACTGCATACCCAAACCACAACTTCGTATGGCTTTCCGCAGTTCTGAACTTTTCGTATATAATTCCCACCACAGCATCCGCATTTAATCTTCCCCGTAAATTCATAATTTTTTCGTGCTACACCTATTTCGCATTCACATGCCCTTCCCCTCATCAATTCTTGCACTTTTTGAAAATCTTCTACTGATATAATGGGTTCGTGCGTATTTTCCATAAAATACTGCTTGACTTCGCCTCTATTCTTTCGGCATATTCCGTCCACATTATAAAACTTTTGCATTAATGCACAGCCTATATACTTTTCGTTGTTCAGGATGTAATGAATTGCACCACGGCTCCATTTTCCGTGGTTGCTATAATCAAGCCCCACCTTTTCAGCCGTTAGTTGCTTGGCTATGGCGAGTATCCCTTTCCCGTGGATATACATATAAAAAATTCTTTTTACTACTTCAGCCTCGCTTGGCTCTACGATGAGGGTGTTATCCTCTTTCCTCATCCGATAGCCGAGTATCTTTGCCCCTATGCTGATATAGCCGTTTTTGTACTTTTCACGCATAGCCCACGTTTGGTTTTGCGAATAGATTTTCAGGTCGTTTTCGGCTACTGATGCGGCGATTGTTAGGAATACTTCGCTGTTCGGGTTAAATGTATCAATCTTTTCTTTTTCAAAGATTACCTTTATTCCCTCATCTCTAAGTTCTCGCACCATTGACAGCAGTTCTTCCGTATTCCTTGCAAATCTTGCTACAGATTTTGTGAATACGACATCGAATCGCTTTTCCTTAGCGTCTGCCAGCAATCTTAGGATCTGCGGTCGTTTATGCGTCGAACGTCCGCTTATGCCTGAGTCTGCATAGATTCCGACAAACTCGTATTCGTTGCTTTCCGCCATTGCTCTTTGCCAATAGTCTGTCTGATATCCTAAGCTGTGCATTTGCGCCTTGCTTTTGCTTGATACTCGACAGTATGCTACTGCTCTTTGCTTTGCCATTTTTACCTCCTTACAACTACACCTATTATTTTTCGGACTTGAATGTAGCTTAAAAAAATTTGTCCTACCCATTTCCCGTGGGTAGGACAAACATACCGTAAAACTTCAATTGAGCCCAGCGAAACAGCGCCAAATTACGAAAGAATTTTTGACAAAATAAGATCGCTTATTCTCGCCTTTTCTTCATCGTTGATGATGCCTTTCAGCCACATTTTCTCAACGATAGCGTTGGCATAGGCAATCTGCAATGCCTTATTCTCCATCCTCATCATCCTTCTTCGTAAGCTGCTTTATAATCTGATTAGTACCCGTAGCAGTTAAACCGCTTGCGCCGCCGACAAGAATTGCCACACACACATTGTCCGCCGGGATAATGCTCGGCAAGGCGTAGAAAGCCACAACTCCGAGTACTGCGCCTAATGCCGCCGATATCAGCGGAATAAACCGCTTGAATTTCTCGTTTTCCTGTACTGCGTATTTAATGATATTGATTACCCAATACACAATGGTTGCGATTGCGGGTACGCTTATAAGTTCCAAATACTCCATTTCTAATTTCCTCCTTAATTTTTGGTAGTTTGCTCGAGCAGAAACTCGTACATCTCTTCATCGGCTTTCTTATATGCCTCGATTGCCGATTTCATTTCACCGTTGGTCTTCCCATCGCGTATGGCGATGGCATCTGCATAGGTAAGTTTTCCCACCGCATCTATGCTTCTGAGTATCAAGAGATTTTCCTTTCTCTTTGCCTCGTCCCGTTCCTCGTCCTTCTTGGCTTTCTTTTTAAAGAAATGCTGCAAGAAAAAAAGCACCATCCCGCTGATGATGCTCGACGTTATGCTTATTATAATTGCTGCCATATACTCTCCTATTCCATTCGCACCCAATATGTGAATTCGGTTCTTTGTGTTCCAACTGCCTTTTGCCAAACACCGCCGAGCGTATCCGCCGGGTTAATATCCCCGACCGTTATCCTCACAGTGTTAATCGGGAAGAATGCATCGAGAATTTCCTGCTTGCTCATCCCCGCAAAAAAATACGGCAAGACCGCCCATGACGATTTACCGTTGCCGATTTTGATTCTCCCAGTATCTTCTTCAACCCCGATTTCACCCTTTAGTAATACTGGGTTTACATTAAGCCAATTAACTGCACTATCCGTCCGCAGGCGGACTTTGACATTCACCTCTTTTTCCGCCATAACAGCACCGCCTTTATGCGTTGCCGCCGTTCAGAATAATGGTATCCGTTTCGTGCAAAATCGTTTTGCCGTCCGTTAAATCCGCCGAGCTTGTCTGTCCGAAGTTTTCCGTGAAAGAATTCTTTGCACGTTCTTCCGTGTAGTACAGGTTTTCCTTTTCCTCGATGTCGGCGGTGGTCAGCACAACTGCACCGACCTGTCCGTTGACTGAACTGATTTTGCAATCGGGCGACTGCAGTTCAAGCCAATTCTCCAAAACCGAAGCGGGTGCATTTTTAAGGATGTACGACTTGCTCTCATCCGAACGGATTGCCACGTCGCCTTTTTGAGCCGTAAGCGCAAGCATTTCTTCTTCGCTCGACACAGCAAACGGTTCGGTGATTGCAATGGGCGGAAGATACTTTTTATCTATCTTTCCATTTGCACCGAGTTCGACGAGATTGCCCGCTTTCGAGCCGACGTTCCTTGCCGCCGCCGTACCTGCATCCTTAATTTTTGCAAGTGTTAATTCGGGTATATCTTCGGGTGTAAGCAGTTCGGACTTAATAATCAGTCCCTTTTCGTTAACCGTGAATTTGGTAAACGTACCCGCCGTCGTACCGCTGTTCGCAAGGATGATTTCTATGTTTGCGTCGTCGCTGCCGTCGAACTCAGTTTCGCCTTCGGCATCGCCCGAAATAGATATCTTCCTTGCCGTTTTCAGTTTCTGTGCTACCTGTGATTCTGCCACGACTTCCAGTTCTTCCGCCGTAGGGATACGCTTCCATACAGCCGCCGTTTCGCTCTTTGCAATAAGCACGAAAAATTTATATTCCGCCTGATTGAGCCATAACTCGCCGATATCATAATCCGTATCCGCATCCGTAGGATTTGTTTCTGCAAGGACAATATCGTCGCTCACATACTTTAAATTTTCCCACGATGCAATTCCGTCGCCTATCTTGATTTTTCTCGTATCAATTTCGATACCGATTTCACCTTTGAGCAAAACGGGATTAACCGTCGCCCAATTCGCCGCCGTATCGTTGCGCAGTTGAATTCTGCTCTCCAATACTCTTTCCACCGTTTCGTTGTTATCCATTTGCATTGCCTCCGTTTATGATTTTTATTTGACTGTAGTCCGCACCGATGCAGACGTAGTTCCCCGTTATTTCGTCCCAACGATAGGAACGGTTCTCGGTAATGTCCATATACAGCACCGCCTTATTCCCACGGTTCGGGAACGCATATTTGCTCACGAACTGCTGCGGTTTAAGTTTAACCTCTACCGTTCTCTCGTCGTTATCCACTACCGTTTCCGTTGCGTCGTTCTCAATACCGTCATAGGACTTGGTTATCGACCTGAACTGCTCGACGTGTATACAGCTTTCACAGTTGCAATCGTTACCACTCACTTAGCTTTCACCTCCAATTCTTTGTCTACAAGTGTATAGATTTCCTCGCCTTTATTCCGCATATCCACCGTGAGCTGCATTTGATATAAAAGGCACGGAAACTTCGCCGTTTCTTCCGCCGTTAAAAACACAAAGTACGAATCGCCCGATTTCTCGAACCCGTTCGGAAAAACTTTTGTCAGTATCGGCTTTCGGTTTTTCCGTCCGATGCTGAAGGTCAATTTATCGCTCGGCTTGATATGCAGTTTGCTTTCGCCTGCTATCGGAAGCCCGACGTGAAAGAAGGCGAAGCTCGCCGCCTCGCCTTGCGTTATTATTTGCCGTTCCATTTCCACCTCTATGCGTTGGCTGTATCGTTGAATCCGCCGTTCAAAGTATTGTCGCATTTATAAGTCGCGTCATTCGTATTGCTAAAATAAGAGCTTGTAAAGGTTTCGGTTGAACTTTTCTTATTTTGCTTGCACCTATAAACGCCTTTACACCCCGAAAATCCGTACCCCGTATAATCGGTCGTAGACGGAGTACTGACTCCGCTGCCGTAACAGCTTGCGACATCCGTGCAGTTTCTAAACCCTACCGCACATCCTCCCAGAAATTTGCGGTTTGCATTAGTCGCTTCGGCATGTCCTATACATTGGTGTACTGCCGTGCAGCCAAAGTAAGCAAACGTTAATTTCTGCGATGTACATATTGAATGGCAATTATTGATATTTTTACAGTTTATGAAGCCATACGCTTCATACCCGTTTTCAGCAATTGCGGTACAATTAAATAAATTAACGCATGCGCTGAAGCAATCAGTAGAAACGTCTGTAAAAGCAGGCGAACCGCAGCTATGTACTGTTACCCCATAAATAAAGCATTCGGATTCAACCGCATCTGCTTTATTGCCGTAGTATATTCCATAAATAGGCAATGCGCTTGTAGGATCGACCTGAAAATAAATTTTACTGCCCGCTTCACCGATTACGACTTTAGTCTTCGTTTTTGACAGGTTAATTCCCGCATATTTTTTCTTGCTACCTGATAGCTGCAGTTCGTATAATAATTCATCGCTTTGCCAAGTGCCTTTTTTTATCAATACCGTCGTATAATCGTTGCCCGTATCGGCTCTTATCCATTGCGACAATTTATCATTGCTGTCCACCACGAACGTCGCCCCAAAGTCCGAGCCTCCGCCGCTTATACTCGGCTTATCTGTAAGGTCATTATAACTGCCGCTCGTAGCAACCTTATGCAACCCCGTTACTTTACTTGCGGACACCGAATCTATCTTTGCGTCCGTCACGGCGCTGTCTTTTATTTTTGCTGTTTCCACGGCATTAGACGCAATTTTCGCTGCCGTTACGGACGTGTTGTCTATATCGTTCGTGCCTACTGTGCCTTTAAATGCCAACGCACGAAGGTCTGCAAACCATTTTCTTATTTTACCGAAAAATCCTTTCACTGTTTCCTTATCCCCCAAATTCTCTCTGCTTGCACTTTGCGTGCTGTTTACTTCCGCATCCTGCACTTGCTCGGTCGTTATCTTCTTTTCCTGTAAATACCGCTCGTTCTCGGCAAGAGAATTAAAGATTTCGGGAACGACTTGGTCTTCGGGTTTATAATCGTTCTTCGGTTCTTTCCAATTTGCCATGCTTACCTCCCTATAATTTTCGTCCGCGGGTTTCCTGTTTCAAGCCCCCGTCGTAACTGAATTTATTGTATTCGCAAATAAGGTTTTCCTTATCGCCAAAACGGTCAATGCTGCCATAGGCAAGTCCGACTTCAAGTGCAGGATCACCTCGCCATTCAGCCGTTATGCTGCCCACACCCGCTTTCATTCTGTTAAGCAGTAAGGTTGCCATATATTCCGCTTGCTCATGGCTTTGCACAAGTTCACTCGTAGGGTGCGAATATTCAACTATCCCATAAAGAAAAATGCTCTCTTCATCTCGCACGGTTACCGTCCGCGTATTGATGTCGATAGCATTCCCAGACACAGTTATAACCGTTGTCTGCGCCATTCCCGTTGTATTCTGTATTTTACACGTACACGAATTTACCCCACTACCAAACGAGATAATTCGCACCGCCGCATTGTTGCTTACGGCAGACGGATAGGCAACTTCAGACGTGTAATCTATCGTTATCATTTTTGTTTCGTTAGGCTCAAGTCTAATTTCCGATTCTGCCACGTCAATGATATCGTCTTTTATACTAATCTCACAGTAGTCCACCGACACACTGTTTGAAAAATCAGTCAAGGAAATATTTGATTTATACGAAAACATATTGCCGGGGTTGATTTCTATTCGGCTGTTTACTGGTGCATCGTCTTCGCACTTAATTACAATACGATTTTCTCTATCAATGAACACCTTGCAAAGTCCTGCGTTGGCTATTTCCTGCAAAGCATCCCACCCCGTTGTCTTAGGCAGTAATGCCATTTCCACGACAAAGTCTTTCAGCCTTTCCGTGATTTGATATTCAGTCGGATTCACACCCATCTTCGTCAGTATGTCTTCAGCGATTTCGTATAGCGACACGTTTTCAACGAGCGGAAATCCGACATAGGTTTTAATCTGCAACCGCATTAATCTATCCGTTGCGGTACACTTTACCCATTGGCTATCCTGCGGTATATCCCATTCATCGGAATAAAAGACACCCAGCGGTTTGAACTCTATCTTCCCGCCGTTTTCAATCCCAATAAACGGATACAGCTTTCTGTCCAAAAGCATTAAAGTCCGCAGATATCCCTTATCGAATTTACGGTCTTCGTTGTAAATACTGACCGTCATCGAATCGGAATTAATATTGTAGTTTCCCTCTGAAGAGCAGAGCTCTTCGCCAACCTCAAACGACAGTAAATCCTTGCCTTCGTATGTTTCGTAAACGCGCTCGAAAAACCGCAGGATTTTGGCGCAAGCATTTGGGGTACTCCATTTCGATATCGTCATTCGAACGGACGTTATATCCGCTATTTTGGGATTTACTATCACCTCCACTTCCGTGTTACCCGTTATCGTGTCGGTTTTCACTATAGTGCCGTTTCTCTTATACTGCAGCGTAAAGTCTACTGGATATTGATGAAGTTTTTCATCACCGATTACCCGCCAAAAGACTATCGGACGCATTCCAAACGACAGCTCTATGTACGGCTTTCGTGCGAATACCCCGCTACTATCTGCAAGTTTCCCACTCCACCAGCCTACCACTAACTCGTCCGACATCATTTGGAAAGTACCGTCCATTATCGAGTTGCCATCCATAGTGCAAGCTTTAACAGTAGGCTTATACGGCGGTTTATACACTTCTGCAGGATGGCTGATTTCAGAGTTTGCGCTAACCGCAACTTTTACGTCACGGCTCAGTTCTTCGTCCGCATACACTATTTCTACCTTGCCGTAAACCTTACGGGGATTATCTGAATATTTCATCGTTTATCTCTCCGTAAAACTTACCGATATGCTCTTCCACATCAGCTGACCTTTCGCCCAATTGTAATGCGGTTGGTAGGTCAGCCCCTCCGACCGTGCCATCATTGTTACCATATTGCCTGTGGCTATATCTCTGAATTCTATATCGGTGAATTTGTCGCTACCGATAGCTTGCGTGAGGGTGGTCATATCCTCTTTCGATAGATACTCCCAGCTCACGTCTACTTTCCGTTTTGTTCCTATAATATCCACGACCATCGTTCCGTCTACCGTTCTTTCCGCCTTGTCGAGTATCTCAGGCGATACGGAGAGTTCAGTCGGTGCTTTGATTTTCTTTCCGCTGATTTTGAAAAAGTCCATTCATTACACCCCCTGTAAATTCACACCGTTTCGCTTATACTCTCTCGACAGCTTCGGCAACATAAGTCGGGCAAAGGTCTGACCGTCTATCTGCAATACAAGTTCTTTATCGTCCGTTCCTCCCATACCGTTCATCGCAGCCATACCTTGAAGCAACCCGTTTAATAGGTCGCCGTTCGGACTTGACCCCGTACCTACCATTGCACGGTTCGGCGATGCCGTAAGTCCCAAAGTATTTGCCACCTCTATGGCGGCTCTCTGTATCATCGGAATGTTTTCGTACATATCCGCCGCCATCATATCCATTAAGTTCGGAATCCACTCGTCGGCGGTATGCCCCGGACCTTTCTTCGTAGGTGAACCGAAGCCGAGGAAATTAGCTATTGATTTACCGACGCTCTTCACGCCGTCCACTACCCAATTCGCCGCTTTCTTTATTCCGCCCGTAATGTTCGATATTAGGTTCGAGCCCCACGAGGTTGCCTCTCCGCTTTGACCTGTAAAAAAGTCTTTTATCTTGCCGAAGACGCCCGTTACGCTGTCCCAGATGCCGCCGCAAACATTCTTGATTCCGTCCCATATCTTGGTGAAAAAGCCGCTTATACCTTCCCAAACGCCCTTGAAAATATTGCCGATGGTTTCGCCGACGTTACCGAAAAACGAGCAGATATTCTCTCCGAATCCTTTGATAAATTCCCAAATACCGAGAAAGATGTTTTTGATACCCGACCAGATGTTGCTGGCGAAGCTCTGCATGTATTCCCAAGCCGACGACCAATCCCCGCGTAAAAGCGCACACACGATTTTGATGATATCAAGTATTGCGCTTGCCACGTCGATTACCGCTTCGAGAAACGGTCCGAGCGCGTCTATAATTGCGCCGAGAACACTTGACACAACGCCCCATAAGGTCATAACCAGTCCGCCTATAAGGTCGAAAACGGGTTTTAAGGTTTCGTAAAGTTCGACTATCGTATCCCAAAGCGAAGCGAATAATGTTTTGAGCTTCTCCCATATCGAGCGAACATACGAGAAGAATTTATTTAGCGAATCCTTTATTATGCTGAACGCGCTCTTCACGCACATCCATATATTTGTGAATATCGTCTTTACCGTGTTCCAAATCTTTTCGCCGTTCTCTTCCCAAAACTTTCGTATCCCCGTTACGACGTCTATGATTACGTCTTTGACAAAGTTCCACACCTTGACAACAAACGGCTTTATTTTGTTGAACACACTCTTTATAACGTTCCAAATCGTTTTGAGTGCGCTCACTACACGTTTGATGAGCTTCTCTCCGTTCTTTTCCCACCACGCTTTTACGGCGTTGACCGCTTTTAAGATTACCGACTTTATCTTTTCCCATATCCGCTTTACAGCGTTACGGAAATCTTCGTTGGTCTTCCACAGGTAGGTAACCACGCCGACCACTGCTCCGATTGCGACGATTATAAGTCCGACTTTCGAGAACAGCAACGAACCGACTTTCATTATCGTGCCGATGCTGCCGATGAGTTTCCCCACAACCAATAAAAGCGGCCCGATTGCCGCCGCCAATAACGCTATGGTTACTATGTTCTTTTTCGTTCCCATCGACAGCCCCATCAGTTTGGCTGTCAACGGCGAAATGTACTTTTGGATAAACTGTCGGATTATTGGAATCAACACGTCGCCGAACGATATGGCGATTTCTTCAAGCTCTGATTTGAGTATCTTGACCTGACCTTGCAGAGTATCGAGCTGCACTTCCGCCATTTCGGTTGCCTTGTTCGTACCCGTGATTGACGCTGTCATATCTCTGACCGCATCTCCGCCAGCAGATAACAAGGCAAGCATACCGGGGCCTGCTCTCGCACCGAAAACTTTCATTGCCTGCGAGGTGTCCATACCTGCGGCACCGAGTCTGTCTATTATCGTTGCAAGGTCGTTTGTTGCAGGATTAACCTCGTCATATGTCAGCCCCAATTCTTCAAACACACCGAGCGCAGCCGTGGACGGATTCATAAGCGATACGAGTGATTGTCTTAGCGCAGTACCCGCAGTAGATCCGTCATAGCCTGCATTGTATAAAACAGCAAGCGCTCCCGTCGTTTCTTCTATTGAGTATCCCAAGCTGTTAGCGACAGGCCCGACATAGCCCATTGAGTTCGACAGCTTATCCATGTTCGCCATTGAGTTACCGATTGCCGCCGCAAACACGTTGGTTACTCGTTCCGCTTGGTTAGCCTCCAAACCGAATTGATTTAAGGTTGAGATAACCGTATCCGTAGTGAACGCTAGGTCGCTCTGCGTTGCCGACGCAAGGTTTAAGGTCGCCTGTATGGAATCCGCCATTTGGTCGACCTTATAACCTGCCGACGCCATATAGTAAAGCGCATCCGCCGCCTGACTTGCCGAGAATACGGTTTTACTTCCCATCTCTCTGGCAAGTGCAGTCATCCTTGCAAAGTCGTCGCCCGTTGCACCTGCGACCGATGCCGCATTTGCCATTGACTGTTCGAACTGCTGGGATACGTTAACCGCCGCCCCGCCGAGCGCTAATAAAGGCGCTGTTATGCTTGCCGTAAGTTTCGTTCCTGCCTTCGTAAACGATGCCGATACCTTTTGAATTTTCTTTTGTGCGTCCTGTAGTCCTTTTGAGAGCGAAGATATGTCCGCTGCGATTTTTACGACAAGGTTTCTTATTACCGCCATAACTTTACCCCCTTATTGGATTTTTTTGCACGAAAAAAGCAAGCACCGTTTGATGCTTGCTTTTGCTTATAGCTTAAAATTAAGCTCTACTTTCGCCATAACTTTTGATTATATCGTAAAGTATATCTTTTGAAATGTCGTTGCCCCATTTTTGATTTGATTTCTCGTTCGCATTTAGGATTTTAATTACATATTTCATAATAGAGTTGCTATTAACAAACATATCTCCTTTATGCCCATCAAAGCTCAAACAGAACCACACAGAGTCCTCGCTCAAAAAAATCAAATGTACATTGCCTTGACTTCTAAACTCATATGGTATCTGTAATGTATATCTGGTCCCATTTATAGATACTGCTGTTGCATGATAATAATCATCATCGTCGAATGTTACAGTATACTGCAAGTGGAAGTTGGTAAACCTTTCATTCCCTTTACGTACTTCCATAATATCGTCATTAATTATCATCCTAAGGTTATCGGAGTCGTCCATAGATATATAGCAAGATGCCGTTGAAAAATATTTCGAATGATATTTTTTAGGTATTTCTTTTTGTTTGTCCACTTGATAGCCATACGGTAAAAGAATTGTCCTTACCATTCTTCCTATCATTTTCTTAGTAAAGTCATCTTCCAAGTTTATCGTAGGTACTGTTTGCTTTTCATAATACTCTTCTATTTCTGCAATACATACAGATAAAGCAGGTTTTTCAAATTCAGAAATTTCCATCATTCGCATGATGTTATTCTTATTGTTTAAGATATCAAAAATTGCCTTAGCATCTTTGTTATCTCTGAATTTCGAGCAAGTTGGATTACCATTAATGAAATCTTCAAAAGTCACTGACATTGTTATACCTCGCATTTTATATATTTATTTTCATATATATTAAATCAAAAGTATAGTTTTGTCAAGGCTTTTCAAACATCTTTTTAATATTTTAAAAAATTATTATATTATCACACCCTTTTCCGCCGCCATCGCTTTTAAAATGGCGTCGCCTTTGCTTGGTTTGCTCGTCGGCTTTTTGCGTGCATCTTTCAACAGTTTCTTCAAGCTCGGCAGGCGTTTCTGCCGGGCGAGTGCTTCCGTGTGCCATGCAAGGCAGAGGATATTTTCGAATTCCGTTTGCTCACGGTGCTGTGTTTGTTCAGCTATGAGTTTTAGTTCATACGGGGTATATTCCCCGACCATCAACGGGTCGACCCCGAAAACAACCACCGCTTTATCGCATAAAGCCGACAAGTCAATAGCGGCGGTTACCTTTCCCCCGAGTTATCACCTTTCTCGATTGCATCTGCGCCGAATGCGACGGTCAGAGCTTCACCGAGTTTTTCTGCGATTTCGGAGATGCTCGAATATTCGTCAATTAAATCTCCCACCTGTTCGGGGGTGAGGTTCTTATCTTCGTGGCAAAGACCGCAGTAGATAATGACAAGCAGGTCTTTGACGCCGACATTGTTTAAGTCAAACGCCAAGAGCGACTTGCCTGTGAGGTCTTCGATTTTAACGAGTGCGTTCAGCCCGTATCGCAAGGTTCTCGGTCTGTCCAGATTGATTGCTACACCTTTCTTCATTGCTTTTTCTCCTTTTCCCTTATTCGCCCTTTTCAAAGGAGAGCGCACCCGTTCCCGTAAACTCAATGCTAATTGACACAACATCGTCCACGGGGTCTTCGATGGAAAGGCTGTTTATGTAAGCCTCGCCCGAATAATAATTCTTACCGTCAACATACAGCTTGACGATTACCGTCGTTCCGTTTAAGAATGCCGTCTGCAAAGCTGCCTGCCCTTGCTCGTCCACGGGTACTTCGTAGTCGCCCTCAGACGATGCCGTCCACTCCTTTAACCCCGTAATATAGTTCTTCCAATCGTCGCCGAGTGCCGTAGTTTCCAAAGTATCCAGCGACAATTCCAGCGACCAGCTTTTTATTCCGACAACTTTCTTTGCTGCGCCTTCGCCTATGACGACCTTTCCGCCTTTTCCTGCTACCGCCATATAATTTCCTCCTCTTATTTTTCATTGAAATAAAACTCAAATTCGATGCTGGACATATATTCTTCGGTATCAAATTTGAGTGCCGTGTTTCCGTTATATTCGTAATCGGACTTGATAAAAACGGCTTGAATATACAAGCCGTTCATATCACCCTCATAGTCCTGCAAGGCTTTCTTTATCAGCCTTGAAAGTTCCCTTGATTTCTTATAAGTTTTATCGTGTGCTACGAACTGTATCATCTGCCTTACAAAGCCTGTATCGCCCTGCAAAGCCGAATCGTAGTTAGCAAGCACAGGCGCATAAACAATGGCGGGCAACGGCGCATCCTGCGGCAATACGATGGGATATATGCGCCCGTCAATGCGCTTAGAAATAACCGCATCCGCAGATAAATACTCATAAAGAGCCTGGCATATATCCTTCATATCTTGCGCCCCACCGCCTTCGATATTTCTGCGACTATCGCTTCGTTGATTTGATTTTGATTATCATCGACAGCATTCCGCAGAAATGGGTTTGCAGGTCTGCCCCTTGCGCCAAGCTCGACGTGTGTGCCGTACTTTAACGATTTATCGTAGTCCACCTGCACGGTTGCTTTTACCTTAGTTGCTTTACCCTCGGTAAGATGCAGACTCTGTTTTAATGCGCCCGTATCCACGGGGCAGTTGCGCTTGGCGTCTTCAAGCGCTATCTTACCGCCCGCTTTCGCTCCCGCCATCATCACGCTTGCCGCCGCGTCTTCCATTGCTTTAAGGTCTTTTACAAGTCCGCTTGCACCCTCTATCGTTGTTTTGACTTTTCTCTGCTTTGCGCTGAAGCTCATCCAACACCATCTCCTTGCAGTTGATTATTGTTGCTTTATGCATTGTTTCGCTGTCCAGACTGCCGACTATTTCGAACAGCCTTTCGCCGTATCTTATTCGGTGCATTACGTCAAGCCACGGCAAATAGCGGATTGTAATTTTAACTACCGCTTCCGCCGTTACTTGCTGG